GCGCGAACAAGCTCCTCGCGAGGAAGCCAAGCGGGCCTTGCAGAGCCCCGTCCAATGCGGAACCCGAAAGCCCGTTCGTGACTAGCGCTGACGAGGCGGCGCCTTCCCCTGCACCGCCGCCCACCAACCCGCCCATCAAGGAACCGGCAAGGCCACTGGACAGCGTTTGCGCAGCGTCGGCAGGACTTGCGCCACCCAGATTGAGCAGCCCTGTAAGAACCGAGGTTGAGCCTGCCGCAGCAAGGCCCCCACCCGGTCCGTTGTTGGGGTTGCCGCGCAGCAATTGCTCAAACTGCGTCGCCACCACGCGAAGCGCATTGGGTATTGATTCCATCGGTCATTCCTTTCGATCACGGCCACTTTGTGTTGGGGCGGTCTGGATGCAGCGCAAACAAGGCCCCGCGGCATGTTCAGGACGACGGCGCTTCCTGAATGGATTGTTGACGAAGCGATTCCAACAGAAGGAAGGCGTCCGCGCATTTGGCCCTCATCGGCGGACGATACTCCTTGGCGCCACGTCGCCACCAGGCGTATGCGTGTAGCAGCGCCATGCTTGAGGGAAGAATCATTGGCTTGGGACAGTGGTTCAACACCACCAGTCCCCGCGCCCACACCGGACTGTCTGTCTCAGTGGAGCGAAAGCCCAGGAACCCACAGCGGCGACTGGCCTCCAGCCCCGCCGAACGGCAGGCATCGCACTTCCAGCCGGGTTCTCCACGCAAGTGGAACCAGAAGGCGATGGTTAGTTTTTTCGTTCGTCTCCGCTGAGTTCGCATTCCTCGCGGATGCGGCACAGAATCTCCTGCGTGAGGCGCTCGGGTCCCTTTTCGAAGAGCATCCGCGCATCGGGGACCTCCCCGTCGATCAGTAGCCCAAACACTCGCGCCAGACCCCAGTCAAGATACTCGAAGTCCATGCGCAAGCGAAGCGCTTCCGCTTGAACACGGTCGTCCATTCGCTCGGATGCCTTCAACGCTTCATACGCTGAGGCATGCGTGGCTAAGCGCTCCATCAACTCTATGCGACGCGCCAGGGAACATCGCTTCAGAACGTACCGTACGTCTGGATAGTGTCTGCTGGGTGCATCAACTTCAGAGGCATACAGGTAGCCGTCTGGTTGATCACGCGAAAGCAATGGAAATCTCATTGTTCGATACTCCATAGGCGATGCTTTGCGGATAGCTCATTACCACCCTGCTGTCGGCGTCCTTTAGCTCTGGGATCTCGGGTACGAATCGGGGAATGTGGATTCCCACGAGTTGACCAGCCTGGTTGCCCAGTTGGATCGTCAGGTCGGTTTCCAATCGTTGTCGAGACATTGCGTGCAGCTGATTCACTGCGGCGTCACTCGAGGCATAGAGTTGGAACTGAACGGATACCTCGCGAAGGTCAGCGCTGTAGCAGGGAGACACGGTCATGCCGAACTCGCGCGTCGTCGTGTCCGTGTTGTTCACGAATCGTAGAGTGAGGTCCAGCAGCGAAAACTCCACTCCTCCCAGGAAGAGACGACCAACGTGTCCAGGGATAAGCTGAAACGCCTGCGTTGGATTCGAAGGCTCTGGCGGAAAGCTACTGAGACCGGTGTAGCCAGCAGCAAACCCGGTCACGGACGCAACTTCGCGAACCGCTCCGCGAAAGGAAACCCCGTGAAAGTCGCTGTTCAGCGTCATTCCCAGTTCGTTCACCACGCATCCGGCCAGAACGCGGTCCAAACTTCCGGCGGGAGTCCAATAGTTCCCCATCGTCAGCGGTTTTGGCTTCTCGCCAGGCCAGAGAGTGATGGTCTTGCCAGTGAGGCTGCCTGATGCAAAGCCTTGTCCGAAGGCAGCCGAGAGCGTAATGTTCGTCGGGCTGTTGACCGCTTTAACAAAGCGCAATTGCCCTTGAAAACGAATTGCCTGACCTGCCTGCAATCCATGCGCGGTGTTGAACGTCACGGTGGCGCCGCCACCGCCAACTTCAGTGACTGTCAAGCCATTCCACGTGCTGCGCACTCCGCCCAGGGTGGCTTCCACAAGATTGGTGACCCCATCCACCGGATCGCTGGTGGGTCGCGCCGCGAAGAAGCAATCCAACTCAAAGCGATTGTCGGTGCGTACTTCCGGATGAGGCGCAAAGCGTGTGCGCGTCCCTGTCTTGTCGCGTCGCTGGGCGCGTCGCGTGCGTTCTGTCAACTTCAGCTGGCGAAAGCTCAGCCGGTCTGTTCCCGCCAGGTTACGAGCGGTTCCATACTGCTGTTCAATGGCGCCGTATAGCCGCTCCCCGGTTGCGTTGATATAGCAACTCATGATGCTCTCGTTCCCCCTTCTTCCATCGCCAATTGAAAGCGCAGTTGCGCCACCTGTTGATAGCCGTGTCCTCCCCGATCCATCGGCGCGACGGACAACTCGTAACCGCCGCCATAGCAGATGCCTGGGGCAAGCTGGCCAACATGGTTATCCAATACCAGAAGAATGGCATCGCAAATCGCGTTCAATTGCTCCGCCACCAGTTCCTGTCGATCGTCCGCCGCTTCCACGGTAAGCAGGATGGAGCAGTGCCCGGAGAAGGGAATGAACTTCACGCGCTGCGAGTTCACCAGCTTCTCCACCTGAATCCGAATACGCGGGTCGCAGGTGAAGTCCTCATCCGGGACCACCCCACGCTTCACCGGATAGCCGCGCACGACGAAACCGGCAATCGCATGGGCCACTGCGGGTTGGTCGTCCGCGAGTTGTTCCAACTGCACACCAATGCCGCCCGGCCCTGTCAGCAGGCTCACCACGCTTTGAATCGCTCTTTGCAGTACATAGCCCATGGTTAGCCTCGTGGAAACACCCGTTGCGGTTGTAGATAGACATCCGGCTGCTGCTCTGCTCCGAATGATGGCCCTGCCGCATTCCATGCCGTGGTCATCACCCAAACCTGACCGGGTGCGATAGGCGCGAGACTTTGCCGCGCCAAGTTCTCTGCAGTGCTTCCCACATACACGTGCCAGCCGGTTGCGGCGCCAGGCGCGACGTTGGGGTTCACGCTCATCGTGTTCAGTCCATTAGCACTGAACGTGGTAAGTGGGCTCAACCCGCTCTGCCGTCCGTTGGCGCCAACCCAGGAGACCGCGACATAGTAGTTCGCGGCCGCGAGCGTACCGGGCGCGGCCGCGATTGCAGGCGCGGCGGGACGTGGTAGCGGGTTGCCAACCACCCCTACCCCACGCTCCAGATACGTGTCCTTTGCCTTCGCACCGCGTTCGGCGTAGAGCAACTGCTTCGCCTTGAATCGCTCATTCAACTGATGTCCGTAGGCCTCCAGGTAGATGAGGTACAGTGCGTGGCAGTGCATCCACCAACGCAGCGTGTCGGTGACCACCACATTGCGCAAGCCGAAGCCCGCAATTCCCGCCGAGGTCGCCTCCATCCCTGCCCGGTCGAGTTCAATCTCCACCTGGTGGCGCACCTCCTCGACGGCGAGTCCGGTCTTCGCACTTAACTCCACCCTCTCCTTGTCCGCCGTCTCCAGCAGATCGTTCTCAAAGGGCAACAGATCGCGAATGTCGATCAGCCCGCTGTCCGTGATGAGCGCCATGTCGTTCCCCTTTACGCCTTCCCTCGCGGCTTTGCGGAGGACTTCTCCGTCGTAAACTGCATGTCACCTTCGTTTACCAGCGTGATTCGCAGCCGATTGCGCAACTGCTCTTCCTGCGCCGCCAATCGATTGGCATCGGCGTCGCTGTGATAGGCCTCGATCTGTTCCGATGTGGCGAACTGCGCCACCCCGTCGGCGATCATGCGTGCGGCCAGCTCAGCCGGTACCTCCGACACGCATCCCTCCTTGCCTCCATTGGGTGTGGCAAGACTCGAAAGAAGCACGAAGGGTTCTTTGATGTCCTGCCGGATCTTGTGCACTTGGTCGTAGTATTTGCGGAGATTCATGAGATTAAGAAAAGCGGGTCCAACACTCAGTTGGACCCGCGGAGTGAGTTTCTGGTTCGCGTCCGTCTCGCGGAGTGCGTGTTCTAGCTGCGGACCTGGACGCCAAAGTTGTTACGCAGAACACCCTTGCCGTACAGCACGTCCACGGTGAACTGCTGGGCCAACGTGTCGGGCTGGTAGCTCATCACCACCCGCATGCCGAAGTTGCCGAACTCAGCGTACTCTGCAACGGCGCCAGTGCCGGGCAGCGGACGCGGAAGTCGACGAATGACCAGGCCGATGGCATCGCGTGAGAACGCGATGTTCTGCGTGGTCACCGGGCTGACGCCGGTCTTCTTCACAAACTGCGACCGGAACACATAGAAGTCCTTGATCCGGCCAACTGAGCCTTCCACCATCGCCTTCAATCCGGCCTCGCCTACGCTGCCGTATTCGCTAAAGCGCGGAATCTGGCGCATCGTCGAGTAGGTGCCGGAGTCCACCACCAAGTACTTCGAAGCCGACGGAGGAACCTTGGCTTCGAAGAGGCGAGTCTCCGCGGAATCAATGGTGGCCTCGGTGATCGCCACGCCGCCCGTGCCCACCACAGCATTCGCCGTGAACTGCGTGTAGAGGCCCAGAAGGTCGCCTTCGATCTTCTCAGCGATTGCCACCAGCGCCGGCTGCATGTACAACGACAGAAGATCGGGCACCGCCAACACCTTCGTGATGTCGGGAATCTGGAAGCTGGCTTCCACGTGCGTGTCCAATACAATCTGGGCGTTGCCGAGGTTGGGATTCTGTGTCTGCACCGTTCCGGCTTGGGCCAGGTTATTGGCCGTCATCACCGGAGGAATCGCCACGTTGATGGTGTCGCCCGAATTTGCCAAGGACGGTTCAAAGTCCCGGTTCACCAGGTTTCCCATCACCATGTTGCCCATCAACGACGGCAGAGCGTCGGCGGCCACCAGCTTCACAATCGCTTGGGCCAGGTTTGCTGAAGTAATTGCAGGCATTCCTTTTCTTTCTCCTCTGTTGCTAGCTCTTGAACGTTTGGGATGCCAGGTTCGCGATTGCCGCGTGTACCTGCCTCCGCTCTTCCTCACTCATGCCGGGACGGATCGCATCCAGATCGAAGCGTGCCCCCGCGGCATCGCTTCCCAAGCCGGAACTGCCAGATCCGCCCTTGATCCGTGGAGGCAGGAACTCCGGGTTCTCGTCCACGAATTTCTTGACATAGTCGCCTAGCGGTACGTCGCCGTCCCGCCCACGCACCACGTAATCCCCGTGGTCCGTTTGGCGAATGTCGTCCTTGATGACGCGGAAGGCCAGGTCCACTTTCGTGACCCCTTGCTTCTGCAATTCGTCGCGGACTGCCCCAGTCATCCGTGCGCGCGCGACTTCCATCTCGCTCTCACGGGTCTTCTGCAGCAGTTCGCGCACCTGCGACTCCAGTTGCTCGCGTCGCCGCTTTTCTTCTTGCAACTCCGCCCGGTGGGCTGGTTCCGTTTCCTGCTGCTTGTGCCGCAGGAACTCCTGAATCGCCTCGTGGACAAGCCCTCGGATGTCCGCTCCTGACGGCGCTTTCGCGCTCTCGCTTTCGTTTGCTTCAATCATCGCTGCCGCTACCTTCTTCCTCGTCCAGCCAGGTATTGATCTCGCTGGAGATTCGGTCCTTGATGTCCTGTCGTACATCGCACAGGTACTTGTGTGTCAGCCGCCGGTATACCTGCCGGCGCAGGGTATCTGACCGGATGCCGAAGCCAAGGAGTTTCCTTGCGTCTTCGATCTCGTTGGTGAAGTCTCCGATGTCGAACTCATCCAAGCCCGACACGTTGATCTCCAACTCGTCGTTGCGCGCTTGGTCAATGCCGCGCAAAACTCGCTTTGCGAAGTCCTTCACTGCGTCGCCGTAGCCGCGCAGAACCTCCTGGGTTACGGTGAAGTCGCGCTGCTTGCTCAACCCCGATTGGTTGAAGTGCTGCGGTCCACCTGCCTGGTTCAGCAGGTAGCTCACCCGGTAGATCTCTTCCTTCAGGCGCTTCAGGTTTTCGGCGGCGATCTCGTAGACGCGACCCTGCGGCTCAGTCCAGCCGAAGCGGTCGTCCGCGCCCAGTTTCAGGTAATAGCTTTCGCCAATCACCTGTTTCCACTCCCGGTCAGAGTAGATCACCGGCATTGAAAACAGCCCCATCGAAATCGCCCATGCCTGTGCGTTGGATTTGTTGAAGTGTTCCAACTGCAGCAGTGCCGCTTTGTTCATCAGCCACAACCCATCAGACAAGCGGAACTCAAAGACAGGCACCTGGTTCAGGGCGGCGAACCCATGCAGTCCTTCGTCCAGCAATTCGGGCTTGTCCGGCCCGAATGCGCGGAAGATTTGATAGCGCTGCTTGCCAAAGATGTACCAGCGGCTTTCCTTCTCCCACACTGGATTCGTACTGCCCCGAGGCACCAGCCTCTCCTGCTTGAACACCACCCACTCGAAGCGCCCCAACTCGTCGTAGGCCCAGTTCACCATGTGTTCCGGCGTGAACCCGGTAAGGTAGGCGCGTGAGAACCCGAGCGCGTCTTCCTCTGCCTGGTTGGCGGCTTTGCCGCTTTGTCGCGGAAAGTCCACCAGCGTGTAACTGCGGCCGTATACCAGCGCTTGCGTGAACTGCTGCTTCAGGAAGTCTCCAAAGGCCGTGCCCTTGCGGTCGCAGTCCTCAAGCAGCTGCCCGAAGAAGATGCCGCCACGCTCCTTCCCGTTTTCGTACGTCACAATCGGCTCTCGCCGGAACAACGTCGCTCCGTACCAGTCAATGATTGAGCCGATGTAGTTTTCGTAGAAGACCCGCGATAGCCGCTCCTCGTACACCTCATGTGGTTCCCGCAGTCGCCGTGACAGGTACTCTCCTGCATTGCGCTTGAGTATGTCCCCACCGTGGTAGAGGTGGTGATAGCTGCGAAACATCGCTTGATTACGGACGTACTCCGGATGGGGCCGCAACATAAATTCCTGGTTCATCGCTTTCCGCTCCTGCTGAATCCGCTTCCCGTCAGCCAGGGCGTACCCCGGCCAAGGCGTTCCGTAGCCCTTGCCAGGAACGCGATTCCCTTTGGTGGTTGAACTGTCTTCGGTGGCGCTGCTAGCACGCGCCCGGTACGTCATCGTGCGAGTGGCTCTCTCCGATGCGCTGCTTGTTGCCAAACTCTTCCCACGCCAGATATCCCAGGGCATCGGAGATGTGGGTTCGTCGCGCATCCTTGCTCTTGTCCACCTGGATGCCGTCCTCGCGGAACTGTACCGCTTCCAGGTCCGCAATCAGCCAGTGACAACGTGGATCGATCTTCATGCGCACCTTCTTGTCCACCGTCTCCAACAACCCGTTCACCAGGTTCACCCGTTCCAGGACTGGCGGGTTCCTGCGTGGCACCCGCAGGTGGATGTACTTCCACTTCTCCGGCGCTAACTGCGCCAGCAACTGCTTGTAGTTCGATCCACCCGATGTGTGCTCCGCCGCCCCCGTGGCATCCCCATAGATCACCAGTCCGTGAGCAGTCTGTCCATAGCGGTCGTCCATGTCTCTCGCCATATCCACCGTCTTGGCGCCTTGCAGCACCAGTTCGTCCACGACGTGAAGGGTGTCCCCGACGCGCTGGCAAATCAAGGTGCAAAACGGATTCACGTTGAAATCCAAAGTCCACAACAGCGGCAGGGAATGTACAATCTCCAACGACGCAACATTTGCCTCGTGCGAGAACGGGGAATACACCTGTCGGCCATTACTGATCACGTATTCGCCCAGCACTTCCTGTCGGTAAAAGGCATCGCTATAGGTGCTCTTTAGCCGTTCGTAGAAGTCAGGGTCGGTCGCTAGCACGTGTCGGTTCTCGCTAGGTTTCGCAAGCACCACACTGTAATCCTTGGTGGTGGCCTCCAGAAATCGGCGGTGTACCCAATCCTTACCCTTTGGAGTCCACACTCCGAAGCCACTCGGTTGTTTGGCCTTCGGTTCTCTCAATCGTCCTTCCAGCCTCAGCCACGCCTCTTCGCGGCAATAGGTGAGTTCATCCACCCCGAACCAAGCCAGGTTCGTACCGCGTAGTCGCTCATACTCTTCCAGTGACCGCAGTAGGATTCGTGAACCACACTGCGTCAGTTCAATGAAGCTTTCGCTTCGGTTCCAGTTGTAGGGCAATTCGTTCTCATCCAACACCGCCACCAAAGCCCTCTGCGTAGCGTCCCGCAGCATGGGATAAGTAGGCGCTCCTAACAGCCCCATGCAACCGGGATTCTGATATGCCTTGCGAATTGCCTCGTGGCAGAGCGCCGCGCTCTTGCCGGATCCGATCGGTCCTGAAAAGCCCTTGAATCGCGCCCTCAATGCATGAAAGCGTTGCTGCGACGGCAAGGGCCGATAGGCAATCAGCTGCAGGCATTGTCCTGCTCGAATGACTCTTCCCACCGCACGGTCACCTCGTTGTGTACGGGTTCCGACTGTCGCCTGCGTTCGGCTACCATCGTCACCAGTTTTAGATAGTCGCCGATGCTCACCTTCTGCTGACTCAGGGCGCCTTCGCCAAGCTGTCGGTAGCAATGGGCCAGCAAATCCTCCAACAGTTCATCCAGGTCAACGGTTTGCTTACCCGGCTTCATGCCGGTGGGCATTTCAAGTACGCCAGGGTGCTTGATTCCGCGATTCTGTGTTCCTTGCGGCACGCAACAACCTTTCAGTCGCGACGTCAGTGCAAGGAGCGTCTCGCCCTCGCTGCCGCCACACATCACGGCCGCCGTCCCGCGACTCACTTCGTCGAAATCATACTCAGCGGCAATCCACCTGGACGGTCCCCAATCATCTAAAGTGCTCTAAAGAATAGAGAAATAATTCTTGAACTTGTCAACACTGCGCCTATTTCTCCTCATTCCCTCGTGCATAGACTCATGGAATCAGCATTAGCCTCCGCGGATAGTCAGCTGCACGTCTCAGTTTCCGTAGTGTTTGCTGGGAGTCTGTTGGGGTCTGCCACCCTGCCAATATCCATCTCGGGCTGGCGAACACCCAGCACGCACAAATAGGGTACAGACGCCAGACAGAGATGCTGTCATCCATCAGTGCAACCGGGTTGCGTCGCGAGATGATGGTCGATTGGCGCAGCGACCTACCGCGGATGCCGCCGCAACTCCTGATGACAGCTACCCGCTCGTAGGAGCCCGCGGCAACTTGTGGCCGGCTTTGTCGCCATCTGCCGTCGGGCTGGGTTCCGCCCTTAGGCTTTGCTACACTTCCAGGTGATGGCGCGCAGCGTAAACAAAGTAATCCTCATCGGCAATCTGGGCAAGGACGCCGAAACCAAGTTCACACCCGGCGGACGCTCCCGCACGACCTTCACCGTGGCCACCAGCCGCAGTTGGAAGGATGCGCAGTCAGGCGAAATGCGCGAGCAGACTGACTGGCACAACATTGTCCTGTGGGGCCAGGAGCGCGTCGGCGAGTACCTCAAGAAGGGCAAGCAGATTTATCTGGAGGGCCGTCTCACCTCGCGAAGCTACGAGACCAATGAGGGTAAGACCGCCTACATCACCGAAGTGGTTTGCGACAACGTGATGCTGTTGGGCAGTGGTGGTGGTGGGGCCGGAAGTGATGAGGGCGGAAGCTACTCCGGGGGCTACTCTCGTGGGGAACGCGGCGGCGGTGCTGCCGCGCGTTCGCAACAGCGGCCATCCGACGACGGCTTTGCCGCGAGTGACGATGACGTTCCGTTCTAGCGGACGCCAGACGCCAGACGCTAGACGCTAGCCCCGCTCTGTCAAACAGTTGCTAATCCGTGCGCCGGCGTCACAGCAGCGGTGGTGTTACAGCAGCGCTGGCTTCGGCTAGTGTGGTC